CGAGGATTGTTTTAACTGTGGCAGCTTCGGTTGGCGTTCTAGGAGCTAAAAACATTTCAAACATCCACTGACGCTGCGGTCTAGTGGCAAATAATACTTCAACTCTTGGATTAATTGGATAACCAGCCAGTTTCGATCCATTTGAAATACCTGTGCCGATAGCTTCTACGAGACTTAATGCTTTACCAGCAAAGCTATCACCAGCAAATTTAGCGGCCGCTTGTACCAAACCAGCACCCAATGCAGTCATAGACACTTCTTCATATTTATTATCTTCTGTATATACAAGGCCGCCGTTAGGCATATGGAGAGCAATGGACTCTGCAATTCGTCTGGTCGATCTTGGAATAGCAAGAGCTTCACGCTGAGTAGCACCACCAATAGCACCAATATCACGATTAAATGTGGCATTTAATTGACTATTAAATCTGAGATTATCCACCTTTGAAAATTCGTCTCTTAATATTGTGCCGACAGGATAATCTGAACGTCTAGCACCGCCAATATGAACAGGAACATTGATATTAATGACCATGTAGTGTGCGCTATCAGACATGGTAAGGTCTTCGGGAAATACTTTGAAATTAAAGTCATATTGGGACTGTTCTAGTCCTGTCGGGTCAGCAAAATCTGGATTGAACAGTTCAGCACCGGCAGATCGATCCGTTATTGGCGCAGTAAGGTCTGCTTCATCGATTTTGCCATCAAGATTAACGTCTATTGCCATTTTTTCTTTCCTTAAAACTATTCTATATATTTATATGGCATACAAAGGCAAGTTCTCTCCGAAATACCCAAAGAAATATAAAGGTGATCCCACGAACATAGTATATCGTTCATTGTGGGAACTTAAAGTTATGAAGTATTTAGATGAAAATACCGCTGTTATTGAATGGAGCAGCGAAGAACTGGCTATACCATATATGTGTCCAACTGATAATCGTTGGCATAGATATTACCCAGATTTTATTGTAAAGGTCAAAAAACCAGATGGTCTAGTGCAAACTATGATATTGGAAGTAAAGCCTAAGAAAGAAACAATAGAGCCTAAGAAGAAGAAAAAAGCCACTAGACAATACATTACAGAAGTAATGACATGGGGTAAGAATCAAGCTAAATGGAAAGCTGCTACTGAATACTGTGCTGATAGAAGCTGGATATTCAAGCTGATCACCGAAGATCATTTAGGTATTAAATAAGAGTATTCATTCATACAGGACATAGCCATTATATAGTCGTGTCAAGTGGTTGTCAAGTGAAATAAATAGCTTTATGGCACAAAAATATACAAGTAAAGAACTATTCGACTGGATGACTGAGAAAGCGCGTTCCGCGTCTTCCATGCGCGATAATCTATTTCGTATGCAAAAACAGCAACGCGCCTACACCTCTATCGGTAGAATGTACTTCTTCAGGTACGATCCAAAGACCAAGGACAAGCTACCAGTCTATGACGTTTACCCACTGGTATTTCCAATGGAAGAATATACAGATGGCTTTCTTGGCCTGAATATTCATTATCTTAACGTCAAACAAAGAATTAATTTGTTGGCTAAATTGCAAGATTATGCCACAGCCAAGAAATATACGGACAAAACACGCCTTCAAATATCGTATGACCTATTAAGTTCTACCAAGAGCGCATCGGCCATTCTTGGTAATACAACCAAGCGATACCTGTATAGCCATGTTCGTTCAAGATTAATTGAAATACCTGCTACAGAATGGGACAAAGCCGCTCAATTATCACTCGAATTATTCATAAGAAAGTCTTAAATGTCTAATTTACCTGTAAAGAACCCACTTACAAAATTGAGTATGAACGATGTTAAGTCGATCAATTCTCGATATGGTGGTTTAGGCAAGTCTGCTAGATTTGCTGTTCGTATAGCTCCGCCACGAACGCTGTTGGCTCAGTATAGTGGATTTATTCAAGACTTCACATATCTGTGTGAGGCTGCTGAAATGCCTGGTCGCGGCTTTCAAAGCTTGGATGTGCGCTACTATGGCCCAAATCAAAAGCTACCATTCCAGTCACAATATGAAGACACAACTCTAACTTTCCTGTGTCGTTCGGAATCATTTGAAAGACAATTCTTTGATGATTGGATGGAAACAATTAATCCGACCAATACTTTTGATTTTAATTATCGTTCTGAATATGAGACCAAAGTTGACATTATTCAATTGGCTGAATATGGCACAGCTACCGGTGTTGGACCAGCCACGACAACGGCAACATTTCCAAAGCAAACATATATGATCACACTATTCAATGCATATCCAACGCTTGTCAATCCACAGCCAATGACATGGGCCGATGATCAATATCAAAGACTGGCTGTCACATTCACATACCACAAGTGGCGTAGAGAAGGATATGACCTGCCAGTCACTAACAATCCAAACCTGGTTACCGGTCGACCAAGTGTTTATAGAGCTACAACTCAAAACAGAGAATAAAGGATAATTAAATTATGTTACCCAAGATTGATGTGCCGACTTATGATGTAAAACTACCGTCGAATGGTCAGACAATAACCATTCGACCTTTTCTGGTAAAAGAAGAGAAGCTATTGCTAATGGCGGTAAAGAGCGATGATGCTCAGGAAATAATTAGAGCAACAAAGCAGGTAATTAATAACTGTATTATTAGTCCTGAGCTTAACATCGAAACTCTACCGTTCTTTGATATTGATTATCTGTTTATTGCACTCAGAGCCAAGTCTATTGGTGAAAGCATAGATGTTAACTTTTTATGCCAAAACGTGGTGGACGATAAGAAGTGCGGTGGTAAATTTGTTATTCCAATTGATATTTCAAATGTCGAGGTTGAAAATAACGATAAATCACAGCTAGACATTAAATTTCACGACGATCTAATATTCAAGATGAAATACCCATCATATTCTATCATGAAGCAAATTGACGAAAAAGCCAATCAACTTGATACCAAGATCCAAATTATAATGGCGTGTGTGGACAAGATTTTTACGAAGGGACAGTACTATACAAACAAAGACTTCACACCAGCTGAATTGCAGGATTTTATAGAGAACCTAACACAGCAACAGTTTGAGTCGCTAGAAAAATTCATTGGTAATTTCCCATCTTTCTATGCCGTAGGTAATGGAAAATGCTTGAAGTGTGGTAAAGATCATAGAGTGAGGTACAAAGACTTTATCAATTTTTTTCGGTAATGTTCAGTTATGATAATATTATGAACTATTACAAGGTCAACTTTGCATTAGTTCAACATCACAAATATTCATTGGCTGAACTAGAAGGTATGATACCGTGGGAAAGATATGTGTATATTGATTTGTTATCAGAATTTTTAAAGAAACAAGAGCAAGAAAGGCGCGACCATCAGGCCGCAGCAAAGTATAAGAAACGATAATGGCAACAAATCCGATCACAAGCGAAAGCTTAACAGTAGACTTTAGAAGCCTCATGAAGGTCCCAGTAGGAGATCGAATGAAGGCTGCATCCATCAGTCCGGACTTTTTACAGTCTATTCTGAATGCATTAACTCCTATTCAAATTGCTAATGCATTTCCTGATTATTACAAGAGACAATTACCTGACGTTTCTAATTTCATCACATCTAATATTCTAGCGCGTAATGGCGGTAATTTTAATCAGACTGGTGGTGGTGATGATGGTTCAGCTACTCCATATTATGATGGTGAAGATAAACCTGATGGTAAAAGACCAATTGGCGTGCCGGCACCAACAATTCAAGAAATGAAAGAAAAATTGTTGGAAAAAGGCATAAATGTAGATAACACGTATGAGTTAATAACCGAAAGTCCTATTCTAGAAGGTGATGAAAGAATAGCTTTTGTAAAAAATATGACGAATGAAGAACTTTTAAAATCAGGTTTTCAGAGAATTGAAGATGAAAATGGCAGAACTCTTATACAAAAAATACCACAGTCTGAGGAACAGCTTCAAGAAGAAATGAGAAAAGATGAGGCAAGTCAGGGAAAAAAATATTCTGATAAGCCAATAAACGAAAGATATAAGTCTGAAAAAATTTCAGGTCTTTCGCAAGAAAATCAGTTGAAGTTTGCTGCTTTCGTTTCTGCTACAATGGAAGGTGGACCATCTCATCAGGGCAGAGTCGATACAATGCTTTCAATGATGAATAGAGCAGCACAAAATCATGGTGGCTATGGCGACATGTTTCATCAGCTAACAGCCAGAGAACAATATTCTCCTATATCAGCATCTATATATGGAAAATCTGCTGATCCTCATGCATTAAATGTTGCTGGTGGAAGAGTTAC